CAACACGATTATCAGTTGTAAAATCAGAAATAAGTTTATCGACTCTATTGGAAGTAAGAATTGCACTTATTCTTTCTGTATCGATAGTAGGAGATATTCTTGAATCATTTGAATTAAGATTTAGTTTCATGTTAAATGATCGATCACCCGGAAGAACTGTAATTGAAGAATTATTTGTTTCATTCACTCTTGACGCAATAATTCTTGGAGAATTAAGATAATTTATTTTGTTTATACCAATTGACTCAACAGATTGAACAACAAATGGTGTGTCAGATCCCTGACCAGAACCAGTATTTACACTTGATCCACTCACGGTTTTTATTTCACCCGATAACGATGTTCCAGAAACAGTGGTATTTTGAATCATTGGCGTAATCACCTCAAATGGCATATTCTGAGTTGCATGAATCACTGTTCCACCATCAGATTTTGTTTCCTTGACTTTTAATAAAGGATAACTTTCAGCACTTGTTCTTCCAATTCCATTCGCACCCATATCTAATTTAATTTTATATGAATCCAAAGTGATTGGATTTGAATCAGTTACATTTGCTAAATTATGTGTTAAATTAATTCTACGTAAAGATACACCACCAAATTCATATTTAGAAACTAGATCACCAGTTACATAATTTTGAGCAAGGGTTGAATCTTGTTGTCTTGTAATACCTGTAAGTGTATCTCCTGAGAATCCAGTGTATTTGATTATCTCATTTTTTATTTTTAGATAGCCTGGATTTGTAGCAGCAACTCCGACATTTTCAAAAGTTGAAAACTCACTTGTGCTTGCGACTGATATATTAGCAGTGGAGTCATTATTATATGGAGCTGTTAATTTAGTTGTAGGAACATCACTTTCAACACCTGATATTGTAACTCTGTTTATTTGATGATGCATACCATGATTCTTATGATTTACAACAATATGCAATCCATCAGACACTGTTGTGATACCACTTGCTGGTATGAACGCACCTATTTCACCACCATTACCAGTTACAGCACTTGTTATACCAACAGTTGACGCTGCGTACATCAAAGTGGTGCCAGCACCAGTTAAAAATCCACCTTGAACATTATCCAATATAAGTTCACTTGTGCTACCTATTGATGCAACAGTCAATCTTGCGTTGATACCCAAACTTGTTGTGATACCTAAAACATCACCAACAGAGTATCCTGCGCCACCAGCAGTTATTGTTGCTGAAACAACAGATCCCTCATTATAAACAACAGTTGCCTGTGCATCTCGACCACTACCTGTCACTGTTGTAAGAGCCACACCAGTTACAGTTTGTCCACTACCACCAGCTGTTCCATTTGCTGGAGTGTAACCTAAACCAACTCTTGATACTGTAAGAGAACCTGTTGCGATACCTGCAGTCGAAACTAATTTACCAGTTGCATTTGATCCCTGTTGGGATATTGTGTTACCGATCTGAGGATGCAATCCTGCACCAAAAGCTGATGATATACCAACTCTTATCTTATTTGTTGTAAGATTTAAAGAATTTGGTAATAGTTTTGGAATCTGTGCATTACCCTCACTTAAAATCGGGTTGTAAATTTCAACTGATCCTGAAGGTGAAAATTCAGCTCTGTTTAGAGTAAATTTAAGATCTTCCCACTGACTTGGTTCCCATGTTGAAGCATTTTGCGATTTAAATAATGAACCTAGTGTAGGTTGATTTGATACAAATTCATCAGTTACTAGATCATTTTCACCAATTCTAGATATGAATACTCTATATTTTGCAGACGCTGATAACATACAAATTGCATATTCAGTTGCTGGTGAGAGATAAACCGGTGATTTGAATGTAAATTTAGTTGCAACAGATCCGTTTGTTGATGTTGTTATTTGATCTGGATTCAAAGTTACCTGTGAAAATGGAACTACTTCTTTAGTTGGAGTGCCAAGTTTAACAGTTCTTATATCTAATTGAACGGGAACGTTACTATCATCAACTGTTTCAAAAAATACTTCACAACTTGTTGCAAAAATACCAGTTGAGTCTTCAATAGCAAATGATTGTGCTAATGGATCTGGATCACCTAAAAATTCTAGAAACTGAGTTGTTGTAGTCGAACTTGTTAATTCTCTTGCTGCTCTGCTTCCAGAGGTATTCAGTGTTTGAACCCTCGCATTTCTTAATGAAATAATATTTTCTTGAACAGTTTCTAAAGAACCAGAAGAATCAAATACCTCTTGAGCAGTTGTTGATGCATTATCTAAATTATTTTGATCATTATCAATTAATACAAATGTTCTTCTTCCAGTTTCAAATGTAGGATTTGATGATATGTTAGGATTTGGTATGAATAAACTGCCAAGAACTGATGCTGCATAATCAGATATCAATCTAAGATTAGTGATTTCGGCCTCTGCTCCCGATGTCCCACCTTTTAGTATCATTCCAGTTTCAACTCTACCAAAAAAATCACCTTGTGCTTGCTCGGCGAGTGAATCTAAATCTACATTTAAAGTGGTCGATGTTGAAGAGTAAGATGAAGGTATTACTGATGCACTACCACCACCTGCAAGTTGAACTGTTCCCGGTGTCCCAGAATAGGTTTCAAGTGATGTTGATGCTGTTTGAGTTGTATACGGATTTTTTGCATAAATTCTTGTGGGTGCATTAAATGGCCCCTCTTTATGATTTGAAACTGCAACTTTAAATTTAATTATAGCAGGGTCTGCTGAATTTGTAGAGAATACCTCTCCTGTGACTGTTTCTCCAACTTGAAACACACCGGACTTCATTGATATTTCTAAAAGTTTAGGAACGCAATAAGAGGTCATATTAATTCCATCAAAAAATCCATACATTCTTGATTGAGGTTTAAATCCTCTTCCATCAAAAGTTATATTTCTTGAGCGCATTATTGGTATGACTTCACTTGATAGGGTTCTATCACCATCAGATACTTGATCAAATTGCTCAGTGATTAGTTGTCTAGTGCCAGTTCTTGTATCTTGTCCTGTTCTAAATGTTTCTGTTGTTGTATTTTGAAGAAGAGCTCTTCGACCATTCCATCTACCTCTAAATGGTCTTCCTGTATTTGTTTCTGTTTCAGTGCCAGTCCAAACAGTTTGCCATCCACCCCATATCGTGCTGGTTAATCCTGTTTGAGGGTCAAATCCACCAAATGATCTTTCTGCTTCAGCAACTGTTGCAGCAAAATTACCCTCTCTTTGAATAATTTTTGGTTCAAGTCTTACAGTATCAACCCATGTATCTGATGCAGGTATTAATTCAAGAGATCCTTGCCAAAAATTAAGTATAAATGGAGTTACACTTTCTGAGCGAGTTCCAAATGGTTGTGTTAAGTATTCAGTTTCTTCATAGTCTAAAGTTAACACACTACCTGTTTTTTTAATATTCGTTCCTTCTGGATCAGCACCATTAAATATTGTATTTTGCCCCTCAACTGGGCCAACCTGCAAGTCGATTAAATTACAATAATGAGATGCTCTTAATTCTTTTTGTGTTAAATCAATACTATTTTTAACTGATGTGCTTGTATCTTGTGGTAATAATGATGTAAAATTATCAACAAAGAAACCAGATTTAAATTTATTCAATCCATTTTCATCAGAGACAAATAGATTAGATGTCTCAGTTTCTAGTAGAGATAGTGTTGTATAATATTCTAAATTTTGTATTCTATCCTCTAGTTTACGGATATCTTGCATTCGATATCTCTTATGCTTCAAGAAAGATAATGAGGCATCCGAAACATTATAAAGATAAGGTGGTAGATTTATTTCTGCTATCTCTAAAGAATCATCTATTGCGACAGGTTTATCAGGATTTTCACTTGGAGATCCTTTTGATATGGATAAGTTTCCATACTTAGTCAAATAAATTTTATCAATTCTACCAAGATAAAATGAGTAATCTAAAATAATAGATTCATCAGATGCTAAGACATTAGCTGCTGAATTTCCTGAACCATCAAATGATCTTCCAAAAAATTCTAATGGAGAGCGATCACTTTCAGAAACTGAATAGTTTGAAACTCTTGGTCTTATATCAATTAAATCTGTATTTCTTATACCATCAACACTTTGTATATCTTGTGAATAATTAAAATCATTGTAAGAATTTTTAATTGTAATATCACCTTCATCTGTGGATTCAAAATATCCATTTGTAAAATAAACTTTTAGTTTTTTTGTGGGAGCAGTTTTGTCACTTACTCTCTGAATAAATCCAAAATCATAGATTGTCAGTTTTTGTCCTGTGTTAAATTTATAACTTTCAGTAATATTTTTACTTGGATTATCTAAAGTATTGACTATGGCTTGAACATTTGATTCTTCAAAATTAACTGATTCACCCTCTCTAAAATCAACATCATTGAGTAATACAAATGATATCTGAGAGTCTGATAAAGTCTCAGCGTAAACTGCAACTGCACCAGACGATACACCTTTTATTTTTTCACCTATTATTAAATCAGTGGTTTTACCAGCAGGACTATCAATTGATGAAAGTGTCATTTTAGGTGCTGAAGGATCATCTGTTGACAGAGATTCAAAAATGCCAAGAACATCTAATACATCTGGAGTGTTAAGGGATATTTTTTCATCTTGAATACGAGTTCCAAAAGGATAACTTCCAGATGTTAATCCATCATTCAAAGTTGTACCACCTGTTCCAGATCCAGTTTGACTAGATTTATCAATAAGTTGTGTATTTACTCTCTCTTTTCTTTTTATTTTTGCAGTTGGTTTTGTTTTAGCAAGAGTTGCAACTAAAGTAGCATCTTGATTTGAACTTAAATCTGCACCAATATTACTTATTTGAAGAATAGCATTTCCAGAAGTAAATGTAAATTTATCAGAGGTTAATGTTTCTTGTGTACCATCTTTTCTTATTAAAGAATATCTCTCCTCATCAAAAGGTAAAAATGTTTCATTTGTTCCAGCAGTTACAGCTGAACTTAGTTGATTAGCAGAATGACCAATGGTAACATCAAATGTTTTTCTTATATTCAAAGTTGCCGATGATATATCAACATCTGATATATTTTCTTTTGGCATTCTTGTAAACAGAGCATTATCAAATGATTTTTCAAAAGGAGTTGTGACAAGTGTAAGATCAGCAACCTCTAAAGATGTACCAGCTGTTGATTTGTACAACGCACCCTCAGTTACTCCAGTGACTGTAGTTACACCAGTTACGACAACATCATTAGCATTAACTTCTGTTATTCTTACTAATGATTTTAAATTATTTCCTAATCCACCAAATTTAAGAATATTACCAACTTTTAATTTTCCGGGAAATAAATCATTTCCACTCGTAATTGTACTTATTGAAACTGATCCACTTCCAGTTGCCGATGTCATGTTTGCAGATCCAAAAATAAACTGATCTGCTTGAACTACATCACTTACAAAACTTTTTGCAGATCCAACATTACCCAAATCAGGGCCTGCATATAAAGATTTAACATCTGCCATTCCAAAAGATGTCACAGCAAGAGCTATCCTACTGTTTTCTTCTCCATTAATTATAATTGGTTCATTTGGAACTAATTCACCAGACTTATCATACAAGGTTAATGAAGTAGTATTACTCGCACTTGATCTTAAAAATCCAGTTGCACCACTAAATTTACCTTTTATAAATGCTGGAGTTGCCTGTGTGATTGCTTGATTTAAAGTTACTTTACTAAATGTTTGTACGTCATACAAAGATATATCATATTCATTTACATTTGAGTTTGTTGCACTATATGATCCAGACTCTAAAGCAAAATCATAAACTCTAGCAACTCCTATCTCCTCTCCAGATATGTTTGCTGCTCCGGGTAATCCGTTTGATCTTTGATCTCTTAAACTAACTATAAAAGTATTTCCAATACCTACCTCTGGTGATCCTGTTTGATTATTTAATCTTAAAGTTCCACCTGTATTATAATTAACTCTTTGACTTTTTAATGTTTTAGTAGTTCTTGGTTTTTCTACATCAAGAAAATTAGAAGATATTGTTTCTATTTCATATCCTTTCACAAAAGCTTTACCAGCAGATACTTGGAACAAAGCAAGATCATCATTTGCTATAGATCCTTCTTCAGTTGATTGTCCGTCACCATATACACCATTATTACCAATATTATCATTTAAAGACTCTCTTACTGATACTGAAAATGGTTTGACAGTATAATTACCAGATTCAGCAAATGTTCTTCTTGCTAATTCGTCATTTAAAATATTATAATCTGATGTTGTAGGTCTTGTTCTTAATACTCCGTTTCTTACTGATGCTAATTCTACAAAATCATCATCATTCAAATCATCTAAACCTTTAAAAAATAAAGAGCAAGATATTTTAAGACGATCTGCACCCGGTGCAGCAAAATTATTAAAACCTTTTGAATTATCTGTGAGTGAGGAATCTTCATCAGAGTTGATTGTCTCTTCTAATACTCTAAGACCTATTCTACCTGTTGGGGTGTTTGAATATTGATCTAGTAAAATAGTTTGAGTTGGAACATTTACAAATGTACCTCTTACAAAATAAACACCCTCTGATATAGAGAATGATGAACCAGTGGATGTTGCGTTAACAGATATTGCACCAGCGAATGATTCACCACTTGGTATAAATGTGCTGTTTTCCGGGCCTGATACTATATCAATATTTGCTGCTAATAACTCTCCGTTTTGAAATACAGAATTTTCATTACCTAAACTAGAAGAATCATATCTAATGTATAATGTAAGATTATCTCTTACAGAATCTGTAGAGTCTAATATTTTTACGATTGTTGCTGATACACCAGATGTTAATCCTACAATTTTACGATTTAATAATTGATCAATATATGATTTAACAGTTACACCTAGATATTCGTTATTTATTTCTACACATGCAAAATTATCATCATAAGTGGTATTTCCCGGTATTACTTTTGCTCCTTCTTTAAATATGTGTTGACCAAATTTTGCAATCTGATCCTGTAGTATTGATTGTAAACCTGTTAACTCTCGTGCCTGTACTGGGAGACCCGGTTTAAATAATATTTTATAATAATTGTCATCTGCATTAAAATCGTCAAAATATGGCGATACATTAAGATTGGTTGATTGTGCCATGAGTGATTAGAATTGCAATATAACTTTGATATCTTCTTTTTGATTAGAAGAACGGGTGATAGCTGGTCGATGATCAACGTAAATTATATTACCAGAGTATTTTTTAACCTCTGGGTTTGAAACACCTTTTGTAAATGTTTGACCAAGATAGTATGTTTTATTATTTATTGAGGTTGATAGACCGCTAAATGATGTTTGAATTGCTAGGGTGTTTGATCCATCATCAGGAACTATGCTAAAACTTCCACCATCTGATATATCAGCAGTAAAACGATCTAAATTAAACCCATGAATTGGTGAGGTTGTTCCAACACCAACTGTTGTAAATCCTGCCATTGTGCGATCTTGCCAATATTTCAAGACACCAGTTGTTTGATCATAACCAAGAACTTTTCCAATTGCTGTGACTCCAGTTCCAATAGTTTGTTTTATTATTGAATCAGCAGTAAAAGTTGCACTACTATATCCAGTTCCAACTAATCTCAATGCATAAGCTGCACTTGCTTTATCTAAAGTAAGTAAGGATGATGATCCAAATGCTTGTGGATTTTCTATAATACCAATTCTAGATATTTCATTACCTGTGATAAAGTCAGGATTTTCGGGATCATTTTCTATGCGAGAGTAAACTAAAGCATTAGATGCACCCAATTCTTTATAGATATCCTTACCATGTCCACCTTGAGGTGGAATAATTACATCAAGTTGGGGATATGAATCAGGTCTTGGTAAACCACCAGCAACAATATCAACAGTTCCAAAAGTATATCCAGATCCTTGATTAGTCACATCAACAGATCCTATTTGTTGATCTGCATTTACAGTGACAGTGCATTCGGCACCACTTCCATCACCTTTTATTGGAACTCTCGTATATGTTCTATTTGCTGTTCCTAAACCAACTCCACGATTTTGAATAACAACGACTTTGATACCACCATCAACTGCGTTATCCCTAACTGCAGAATTATCACTACCAGTTGACCAATCAGAAGGCACTGGCATATATTCAGTCGAATCAAATTTTACAAGTTCAGACGGTTTGACCGTATAAAGATATTTCCAAATATATCCATCACCACTTGATCCAGCAGCTTTTGGTTCTAAATCTGTAAATGTTGGTTCATCTAAGGATGGTTTACCGTCAGGATTTTCTGGTGAAGTTCCATTCTCTAAACAAATATAAACTCTAAAATCAGTATTAATAACATAATATGTGGCATTATATAGTGTGGTTCCTTGTCCATTTTTTGGTGGATTATTAATACTATAATCTGGTCTATAGTAATCATATGTTGTTCCAGAATTCCAACTGTTTTTTCTTACTACCTGTTTTACATCACTCGCAGTCACTTTCTTTAGAGCAATCATCGTATCATAATAATCATTCTGATCACTAAAATTATCGATGGGTGCGGGAGGATTATTATTCCATGTTGCTTGAATTTTTGTCGGCTCAGTTAAACCAACAAAAGTATAATAAGAATTAGATGATGAAGATACTCCAGCTACAAAATTCTTCGCATTTAATATTCTTATCT